GCTATGCGCTGCGCGAAAAGCTCGCGGCTTGATTTGGTGGCCGGCATGACAACGCTAGGACTCATGCCGGCTAACGTAGAGTTAACCGGCGTGCCGCCCACGGACGCCACAAAGGGGGGGATGACGATGGAGAGCGCACCGAGCAACAACGAAGCATCGAGCGGCACGTCCGCGTTGGACGCAGGGTTGGGCGGCGGTTTGCCTTGGCGCTGCTTTCACTGTGACGAAACATTTACCGATGCGGCAGAGGCGGCGCTGCACTTCGGGACTACCCAAGCTCAACAGCCCGCGTGCCAACTGAACCTCAAGTGGTTGCGCTACATCGAGCGGCAGCTTGAACGCTACCGCGAAGAAGACACCGACCTGCACAGGCAGATCCACGCGATGGCGAGCCGCCACCAGACGGAACTTCGGCAGGAGGAAGAGAAGGGCTACGCCCGAGGACTCCGCGACGGCATGGCGATGACGCCGGAAGAGAAGGCGGCTCTGACGACGCCCAACGCAAAGTTAACCGGCGCGAGCGGCGCTTTTGCCGCGAAGCGTCCGCGTGGACATAAGGGTTCGACATCATGAAGTGGCGCAGGATTCACACGCCAGAAGAACAGGAACTTTTTTACCTCGGAGTGCTCCCATCGATTCGCACTGCTGCACGAGTGCTTGGCTATGGCATCGGTGTTCATGGATCAATGCGACGCGATCTTGACCTGATCGCTATTCCGTGGGAAGAAAAACATTCGACAGCGGACGCTCTTGCAAAGGCCATCCAGTACGCAGCCTGCGGTGCACATGCGGATACTGTGACATGGGAACTAAAGCCGTGTGGCCGGATAGCAACCTCGTTCCCGATTTGCTGGGCGAAGGACGGTAGGCCGAATTCTGGACACATTGATTTGAGCGTGATGATGTCGAACGTCTGAAATAACAGGCTCCGCGCGTTTCTTGCGCGGAGTCCTTGTTGATTGATGGGCTCGGCGTCTTACTAGCGCCGACTTTTGAAGGGAAAGAAAGATGACCAACATTTGCGAAAACGAACGCTGCACCTACCACAGACCGCTGCCGGTGAAAGATGCGGGAGCGCCCTACATCGACACCATCGAAGACGGCGAGCGCGTGCGCGTGGAACGCCACCTGTACATCAGCCGAGACGGCAGCAAGCGCGATTTCTTTTTGTGTGACGTGTGCCATGCGGCGGTCGAAATGGTTGTGACGCCCAACGTCTGAATTCAGCGGAGCGACGCAGCTTCATCGCGGCGCGTCCGCTGGAATGATGGGTTCGGCGGCTGGTGACAACGAAGCGCCGTAGTGCCAGCGCCGACTTTTGAAAAGGAGAGAACCATGAGCAAATGCAAAGGCGAATGCGCCAACAAGGACAAGGTGAGGCCGGGGTTTGAAATACACGACTGCCCGAACATGAAGGAGGTAGAAGGCGACCTGAGCATGGACCGCGAACACTACAAATGCGGCGTGTGCGGGAAACGCGACTACCTTGACTACGAGGAAATGAAATGAGTTGGGAAGCGTGGGCGACTTGGCGATGCTGGTGGCGCAACTCGTCCGGGCGCTGCGGAAAGCCGCGCCGGAGCACGACCTGTCGGCGCGGGCGATGAACTACTTGCGGCGCGAGGGGCTTTGCGGGTCGCCATTGCGAGAGCCGCCCATCTACGGCCCCGAAAACCCGCCCAGGCTGAGAAAGCAAAATGAATCGGTGGAGGAATACCGTGCAGCAATGGGATGGCCATCATGACGCCGAACGTGAAATAGGGAGCCCATTTGACGCAATGTTTTCCGTCATCAGTCCTAAATCATACAACCGAACTGGAGAACTCAAAATGAAAGTAGGCGACAAAGCAATCAAGGTCGGCGGCAGCTTCCAGCACACCGGGACGTTGGTCGCAGTATTCCAGACCACTGCCGGCACGGAGCGCGTCGTGATCGAGTTTGACAACCCGGTTTCAGGCATGCTCCACGTGTATCGACCGGATCAAGTGAAACCTCTCATTACCTTCCCCTCAAAACCTGATTGTATAGAGCCGCCGTTGCTGTGATTCGCTGGTCGAGCATCTTTACCCGTTCTGGATTTCCACCTTTCTCCAATACCTCACGCTTCTGCCGGCGCAGGTAAGCTATCTCGCGCTGTGCCTTGTCGGCTACCTGTACCAGTCGTGCATCGGGGTTCTCCGCAAGGTACTCACGTATTGCAGAACCGTCGCCGGCATGTTTCATCTCGTTCAGTGCGGACTTGTGCTCACCAATCCGTTGCAGGTTCCCGTAGAACCGATTGACCTCCGACGACTGCCCGTTCGTCTCGCCGATAAAGCGGCCGACACCGAAAGGCACCTTGTGCATCGGTAGTTCCTCGCCGGATGCTTTGGCGCTGGTGTACTGGGCGACCTTGAGTAGTTCCCGTCCCGTCCCGCCAGTTCCTTGACCGACCAGATAGTCGAGCACATCAGGTGTCGGCGACCACATGCCTATACCGTACTTGCCGCCGCCCGTGACGTAATTCGCAGCCTTAGCGAACCACCGTGCGGGTGGCGATGCCGTGTCCTTGGTACGTGTCCATCCCGGTGTCGGGTGTAGCTTGTCGAAGTCTTCCTTGTAGATCGATTTGCCGGTCCAATCCTTGTTCTCGGACAACGCTACGATCGGATCGCCAATGGTGGGAGATAGAGTTTGCGCGAGCGTGCCGCTACCGATCGGGTTAAACGAATCGAGGATTACGCTGGCGAGATTGGTCAGTCGTTTTCCGGGGTTCTTGAAGCCCGACATCATCCACTCGGCGGTGATGCGTCCGATGTTTGGAAGTACATGGAATCCCAATGGCATCGGAACATTTACAACCTTGTCGGTGCCGGGAATCGGAATGATGAAATTCTTCTCGCGGGAAAACTGCGGTGGTTCGTCGTCATCCCACCCGGCCGCAGCGCCAAGCATCGCCTGCAACACACCGAGCATGATGCCACCATAGACAATCTTCTTGCCGGCGTCAGTCAGCTTGCCGTCCTTGAGTGTCGTCTCGGCGATACGTGCCGTACCCTGTACCGATGCGTTGAAGAATGCATAGAGTGCTCCGGTCTGTGTGGCGGCCAGTCCTTTCTTGTTGAAATTAACCGTCAGGTTTTTGGCCGTAAATGACGCCTTGTCGCGCACGTCCTGCTGTTGCTGCGCCGTCATACCGGGCTTTAGATACTTGTCGAGATAGACCTTGTACGAGGCTAGCCGCATCGCATTCTCGACGGCCGTGTTGTAATCCGACAGCCAGCCGAAGATGTGACTACGTTTCTCACCAACAGCCAGCCAGTTCTGTCCCTTGCCTGCATGTCGTAGCTCGTCAGCAATCGCTTCCGCACGATCGGCACTGGTAGCAAACGCATCGCGATAGCCTGTCTGTCCGCCATCCATCGCAAACTGCTCGAACAGTTGTGCGTACTTGGATGTCGGCGTGCGGCCGGCACGATGATCCCGAAGGTCGGCATAGACACCGCGCAGAGCGGCAAACGCCTCACGTGCAACCTCTCCGCGCTTGTCGGCAATGTCGGTGCTCGACAGGTTCAACATGCCGGTGCTGAAGTCTCGCACCCCGTTGGTCAGGCCGAAAATCGGGTTGTACTGGGTGTTTATGCTGGCGAACCAGCGCGTCACTGGAGCTATGACTTGTAGCGCGCCACTGACCTGCGCAGCATCGAGGTTTTTCAACCCTCGTACCATTTCCTGTGCACGCTTCTTGTTGCTGAAAAATACGTACCGTTCTTCACCGTTTATCCGCGTGCTCAGTACGTTTTCACGACTGCGTAGCGCCGGGTTGATCCGTTGCGACTCAAGCCCTGTATTCGGATCGACGAACCGTTGTACTGGTTCGGTCGCAAGGTTCTGTGCATCTATCGGATTGACACCAATACCGACCAGTTCTGCAACGACTTTCGCCAATGCTGCCGGTGTCAACCGCTTGTTCAGTTCGGGATTTACCGGAATCCAGAACTCGGGATTCGGTGCCGACAGTGCCAGTCCGTAGACCGCTTGCGACACGCGGTTCTTCTCACCACGAGTGATCGCCCGTTCGCGCTGCATGGCAATGTTTGCCAGTATGTCGGTTACAGCACGCTTACTGCCGAGTGCCCGCTTGCTGGCCGATCCGCGCACATCGAAACCTGCTCCGGTGCCGTTGCCAAGGTTGAAGGCACCCGAGTAGTTCACGTCGGACTCCATGTCACGTTTAAGAGGTACGTAGCTGCTGTAGGTCCGTTTCCATGTATCGACGGTCTGCTGTGTTTCCAGCCCATACGATACAAGCAGATCGAGCGTCCCCTTGGTAATCTCATCCACACGCGAGGAGACGGCCGCTGCGGCCTGCAAGGCTGCCGGCGTGAGTTGTATCGTCCGCGTGCCCACCGTGACCGCCTTACCGGCTAGGATGGCGGCAGACTGGGCATCCGACATGCCCGCGCCGTCCGTTATGGCTGGATTGCTCCGGTTATTGGCAGCATTCCGCTCCGGTGCGTGCCGAGCCCACAGATAATCGTCGAGGTCTTGCATCGACAGATCGCGCATCGCCATATCTTCGAGCAGCTTGCGTAGCTCACCGTTGGCAAACTCATCGACCCGAGCAGCAGCCCGTCCGTGATAGTTCGTTTCAAGCAGGTACGCATCGAACTTGGTCTTGATCGCCACACCTGCATCACGGATCGCTTTGAGCACTCGTTTCGTATCAATCTTGTCGTCCTGCATCTTGCGGACCAGATCATCCCAGTCGGTTACGTTCGGATCGTCCCATGACTGGTTGATCGGCCGGCCGGTCAGCTTGCTGCGTGGCGTAGAGAAGCGCACGTTACCATCGCCACCGAAAGTGTCGCGTAATTGCTGCTCGTATGCGTAGCTGATCGGTGTCAAGTCAGTGACGAAGCCGCCGCCAATCGCTCTTTGATGTGCTTCACGACCGAACTTTTGTGGCGCGAGATACAAACTTTTTGTACTTTCGGCCTCGCGCATCGCGCCGCCTCGCAACCACAATACGACCGGCATCTTACGCACGCCGGCTTTTATCAGTGCGGTTGTGCGATGACGACCTTCGTGCCCTTCGACACGAACCAGCGCAGCGGTAATGTCGCTAACTTCAAGAAACAATTCTTGATCATTCTCGCGCAAAGCGTCTTCATCAAGTTCACCAGCAGCCCGTTCAATCCGAGCTAGATCATCCGGTGCTGAAGTCATGCGCAAGAAATCTTCAGGATCAATCCAAGCGGCAAACGCTTTAGTCTTACTGTCGTCCATCGTGTATGCGTACTTGCGCATCAGCTGGTCAATGCGTGCTTCGGTCCATGTCGCACGACGCTCGCTCCGACGTATGTCATTGTCCTTACGACTGTAAGCACCGGAATTACCCGACGCCGACTTGACCTGATTGGGGCTGAACACCGCAAGGTTTGTCACACCCCGCTCACGGACGTAAAACGAGTCGTGGTGCTGACGGATATAAGCCTGCACCTGCGGGCTCTCGATCGCGTTCCAGTCGCCACGTTCCAGATCGCCGATATGCTGTGACACCTCGTGCATCTCACCGTTGATCGCTTCCTGCCCGAGCCATGACGTGCCGATCTCCGCTTCGATAGCCGCGACGTGCGCCGGGTTTCGGTAGTCGAACGGATTCTCCGCACGCACGTACAGCGGCATGATGTTGCTCTCGCTCGGCATGTACTGCTCGACAGCACGACGCATGTACTGGCTCGGCTGCTGACTCTGGTTGAGTAGTCGCTCCTCGCGTATGTAAAGCGAGCTACCGGGCAGCGCGTCCTTGAGCAGCAGGCGCATGGCGTCGCGCTTGGCGGCTTGCATCTGCTCGGGCGACATCCACGTCCAGTAGTTATTCACCATCCAGCTATGCGACAGGTCAGCAAAGTTGGCAGCAAACTCCGGGTTGTCGGTCAGAAAGATTGCAGCAGCCTGCTGCGGCCGGAACGTCGTAATGTCACGCGACGTGCCGTGGTACATGACCCGCAGGGTGCCGTCAGGATTGCGGACGACAGTCTTGCCTGCCCACTGGTCGATGGGAGCACGCCGTTCGCTGAACAACGGCATGCCGATCGCGGCTTGCTTGCGCATTGCGTCCGTGATGTCGAAGCCGGGTTGGACGACAGTCGTGCCGGGATCACGCTCGGCAAGCTGTACCGTACCCATCGTCGCGCCGAGACTGCGTGCAACCTGCGGCACGATCTGGTCGTAGAACCCGTGCATCCCTTCGCCGCCGACTTTAAGGTCGAGTCCAGTTAGATCGGCCTGTCCATTCTCACGCAACTGGTCGTCAGCTTTTTTGGCAGCTTCCTTGCCGATGTACTTGTCCATCTCGGAACGAGGAATCTCGTTCTTTGTTATGACAGGTTCGCCGTCTAGCCCGTAGGCTTTCAACATTACTGTGTCATTTTCGGCTTTGTACCAATTGACGGTTATCTGACTAACCTGCTTGCTTAAGTCGTATCTGTCAGCTTGTTGCTCGCCGGTCGTATATGCCACTCGGTCGAATCCGTTATCGATGGCATAAGCGATCGCCCGCTTAAGTGCCAGTGCGGTCCATGCTTTTGTGTCGGTTACGAAGGGTGCGAGTGGCGGGCCTTTGCTTTTGAGTTGTTCTACTACTCCACCCTCGAATCCAGAATTTTCTTGCAAGTATCTATCCGCATCTTCGCGTGACGCAAAATCACCGCGCGAGTCTCCATCTAATCGTATTGTGAATGTTGGTGTGCTTACAAATCCAGCACTGAGCGGAACGAGTTTGCTGGCCGCTTCTACCGTGATGCCAAGTTCTTTTGCTTTGGCCGCGACGATCTTCTTGCGTTCTCTGCGGGCTACTTGCGCCCAGTCACTCTGCACTTCCTCGATAAACAGCACACGCTTGCCGTCAGCGTCGGTGTGTTCGTTGAAGCGCAGGTGCGCGATGATATTGTCGTTAGGGAAGTGCGAGCCGACGAATTTTGATTTCGGATCGGTAACTCGCTGCTCATTGAACGACTCGGCAAATCCTTCTGCCAATGTGAGCGACGGTGTTGCCCTCGGAAGTACATTCTTTCCAGTTTCGTTCTCGATGACATCGTAATGATTGTCCTTCTTGTGCATGCGCAACCAATCTCGCGCATCCTCGATGTCGTCAAACTTGCCAGATACAGGCTTTAGGTCTTTGTCATAAACGACATATCCAGAAAACGATTCATTCTGCATGACCTCCCATCGTGACGTGTCAGATTCACGCACAGAATACGTGTAGGGTTTAGCGTTCTCGGGCAAAGTCAACAGCAACTCGCGATACCGACTGCCACCGGGCAACGTCAGGTCCGGCGTGTCAAACTTTACCGGCTCACCACGATTTGCATTACGCTGCTCAAACAGTTCGTTCTTGCGGTTGAGTGCGCGACCGTACTCCATCATGGCATCGAGTTGTTCTGGAGAGAACGGATCGTCATTTTCAACAACGCCAGTACGATTGATGCGATCCATCGCTAAATATGATGATGACTGGTTCTTCCACTGCGCACCAAATGCAGCCTTCCGCAACCGAGCGACCTCTGCATCCTGCTCCTGCAACTCAGCATCCAGCCGGCGATACTCGGGTGTCTCCTCGCCGAGCACGACCTCACGTACCCGCACGCCATTATTGGCAAGCCAGTCGCTGACGCCAGCCGGTGTGGGCTGTGCTGCCAGCCAGTCGAGCACGCCGGACCAGACCAGTTCGTCTTTCTTGACGCCGAGCTTGGCCGCATTGCTCTGTAGCCACAGCGCAGCCTCTTTGCCGGTCTTTATCTTGCGAGGTATGTCATTGACCGCGACCGACAGTTGCGAGTAGTACCATGCGCGCCGGTCGTTGGCTTTGCGGTCAGCCGCAGCACGCCGACGCTCGGACATGAGCGGCAGTCCATTGGCGGCAGACTCGCGCAGTTTGTCGGTAATCTCGAACCCTTGTTGGGTAGTAATGGCAGTCCTCGTCTGTGCAGCTTCGATCTTTTCCTTGAGTGCGATAGCCTTGCTTTCCGTATCGAAGAACGGACTATCATCACGACCGTTACGAAGTACAACCCATCCATTCGGAGTGCTTGCCGTATCAATCTCATCTACAGGATGTACCTCAATGTCATGCACACGTACCGACTTGTCGAGCTTCTTGAGAATATCGTTCGTGACGTTCGGCAGCATCCGATCATAAAACCCGGCCATTCCGGTATCGCTGATTGTTATGTCATCCCCGGTAATCTCGCCCGACTGGTTCGGATCGGAGATGATCTGTTTCGCCATAGCCTTGCCGATATGGTCGCTGAGTACCGTCTCGGCCAGCCGCGTGTCGGACCGCACCTTGCCGTTCTTGGACGCGACGATATGGATACCCTCGGGTGTCTTCTCCCATGCGATCGTATCGACCTCCTTGCGCAACGAACCTTTCCACCGCTCGACCTGTTGCGCGCCGCTGGTCCATACTACCTTGTCGAAGCCGTACTCGATGGCATGCGCGATCATGCGTTTCATAACCAGACCGGACCATTGCACGGTCTTCTCGATGAAGGGGGCAACGGCTGGTATGTTACTTGCCTCGGACTCGACTTGGTTGAGGTTACGCTCAAGCTCACGCAGTTGCTCATCAACCTTCATCAACTTGTCGGCAGCAACACCTACGTCATTATTTGCTGTAGCAGCAAGACCTCGCGAACCGAGGCGTTCCACGTTTACCCAGTCCGTAGTTTTCCATCCGGCCGTATCTGGCAACAGCGATTCCAGTGCCTTACGTGCGTCAGCTACTTGCCCGCGCTTTTCCACCACCAATGGATACAACCGATCAATCTCGGCTTGAGCATCAACACCCTCACGCCGCTGCTGGCCCCAGTCACCTTGAATTTCCTGCAAGATCATGACTCGCTTGCCGTTCTCATCGATATGTTCATCGAATCGAGCATGCCCGACGACGTTCTTCTCGTTCCAATGGACCGTGTAGATAAAGTCTTTGGCGTCGGCACGTTCGGTAATAGCACCAGCCTCGCCACGCGAATCACCCACTGGGTCGGGCCTACTCTTTACCTCCCCATGCGTACCGGGTGGCAGAGTCAGTTGAACCTCGCGGTAGCTACCGGGTACAGCACGTCTCCCGTCGGTTATGTAGTCATCCCACTTTGTCGGCACAAACCCGGTGCCGTCAGTGCTGGTGCTCACAACATCAGGCAACAAACCCTCGTCAGCCAGATAGGAATAAATAATACCTTCAATGTCGGCATCGTCGGCATTTCGCGGCAGACGGATGTCATTGCCACGATACGTCAGGGTCTGATCGCCGTAACCTATGTTGTTATAAAACTCATAGTCCATACCCTCGACGCGGATAATGCGAGTTTGCGGTGCCTCGGAGTCGTCATAATAAGACTGACGCTCAAGGTCGATCAGTGCTTCTAGCACCTTGTCTTCGTCAATCTCGGCACGAGCGCGACGTTCCGCCTCAGTCTCCAGTGCGGTCATGTCACCGGACAGTACGGCAAATGCGCGGTTGGTAGCTTCTACCTGTACATCTTCGTCGGTAAGGTCGGCATCCTCATCAGCGTATTCCTGCCAAGTATCACCGGCAACCTGTGCAGCAGCAATGCTACGGGCATACTGTTCAACTTGTGTCTCATCGACAGGGAACATCTCGCCCATCTGCTGTTGTGCGTCAGCAACGATGTTCAGTACCTTAACCTCGATCTGCATGAAATTGTATCGCTGGATATCATCGGCAATATATCCCCCCTCGATATCTACACGATTGTCAATTTCCTCATCTAACTGCTCCTTCGCACGCTCATACAAGTAATACTCATCAGGCTCTTCCGTTTCCCACTCACCAAACGATATGTGGATCTCGGCGGGTTCTTCGTCCGCGTCAATGTTCTGTGATACGACGGCGCTGCTCTTAGGATTGCGCTCGCCGCGCAGAATTGTCTCGACCTTGATGCCGAAGTCGGACAGGAACGATTGAACCTGCTGCTTAGTGACAGGCTGCTTGCCCTGCACGTCGAGCCATTCCTCAATGCCGGACCACTTAATCTCGTCCGGCTTGACACCCTTGGCCGGTAGCGACTTAAGCCAGTCTTTCCAGCCCGATGCCGGCGCAGTCTTCATGGTGGCCGACTCAGCAGCGCGTGTGAGCGGAGAGTAATACCACGACGGCGGGCGCTGCTCACTCATGCGAGCCACTGGCGGTTGCACCAATTGATCCTTGTAATACGCATCGGTGTCAGTCAGATGTGATACGTCAATGTCCTTGACCATCCGCTTCCAGTCCGCGCCGCTCATCTTGCCGGACGGCAAGTCCTTCCGTGCCGCAAGACTGGCAAGCTGACTGCGGTAGGTGCTTGGGGTTGCCTTCTCGGCAACAGGCACGGCAGGGCTATTATCCCTGCCGACATATTCCACATGCGCTGTGCGCGGTCCAAGCAGGACGGCCATGCCAGCATCATGCGTAACGTAACCGTTAAAACCAGCATCAAGGACTGATGACTCAAACTCGTTGGCATCACGACCGAGTGTCAGGTTGAGCGGATCGGCATTCTGGTCGTACAGATTTGTCAGCGAGGCACGATGCGCGTGCGCACCGACACCCTGCTCGGGACGAATACCCCGGCCGGAATTGACGTAGAAATAGATGCGGTGCTTGATGCGCGGATCGTCAGACTGCGCGACCCGCTCGGCTTCGGCACCCCTGAGCCCAGTGCCGTAAGCCGACGAGCTTAGGTAGTCTCGTTGGGCTCTGGAGTAGTGGATGCCGACTGCGGAGACACTGCGTTCCTTTCGGCGATCTGTTTCTGGAGCGATGCTTCCATTGCGTTCATTCCCGCCAGCATCGGATTGTCCTGCGAAGACTGCTCTTGCCTTGGTACGCCAGTCAGCAATACGCCCTTCCGCAGTATGCTGTCCGCTGGTATTCCCCTGCCTGTGCTGAATGTCATAATCTTTTTCTCCTATGATTGCGCCATAACCTTCGTCAAACCGGACGGCGACATCATTCTTGCGAGCGATAGCGACAATAGCCGATTCAAAACGATCCATCTGTGCAACAGCTAGCCCGATCAACATTTCGTTACCGACAGTCGAATGTCCGGTAATGACAGCGCGTGCCAATTCGCGCACCTGCTTGTAGATGTCGTGGGCCTTCTTGCCGCCAAGATCGAAGTGGATTATGCCAGTCTTCGTGCTGCCCGTAAAGGGCGTTAATCCCATCGCATAAACAGCTTCTTGATCAAGCACATAACCGATGGCACGTGCGGCCAGCGCGGCATCACCACGGGTTACAACCAGTGCGAACGACGGATTCGTGTGAGCCTTCCAGCCGCCAAGTTGCGTGACGACCTTGCCGGTCACGCCGATGTCTCGCAGCAGGCCGGGAATGATCCGCTCCACCACGTCGTTACTGACGGTCTGTTTCTCTTTGTCGGTGCGCTGCTGCCACGCGGCAACGGCGGTAGAGTCCTTTGGATTCGGCGCAACCTCAAAGAACAGGCGCTGGTCCTTGCGCTGTGGCGACAGTTGCGACAGTTCGTTCTCACGAGCAGCCTCAAGGTCGTCAATATCGCCAGTCTCGGGTACCGGCGCAGCCGCACGCTGCTCTTGCTCGGGTGCAGACTGCTCGGCACCTTTCGATCGGGACGTTACATCCGACGTGCGGATACGACGGTCGAGCGTGTTCGTACCGTATTCCGGCGTCGCGGTTCGTTCTTCGTTTATGAACTTTGCATAAGCCGACGTTACGGCATCGCGTGTTGCGGTAAGTTGCTCGGGAGTAACGGTCGTGTAGTCACCCTGCTTCTGCGCACGCACGACCATCAGGAATTTGTTCAGTGCCTCCTTGATCGAAGCGACCAGCCGCTGAATAATTCCCTTGGCTTTCTCGCTACCGTGTTTCGCTTCGATCTTTGCGAACACATCGGTCCAGAACTGTTCGCTTGACCAGTGCGAACCACCTAAGTCGGATGTCATCTCATCAAGCAGGAACGCATCAATTGTATTCTCACCGCTGTTGAACTGTTTCATCTGCTCTGGCGTGAGCTTCTGCGACCAGTCCGGCATCGCACGTGCTGCTTCGAGGCGATCGGGATGGGTGTGCCAGTAGTCTTCGGCAAAAGCATCAAGTGCCTTGCGCTTGTCGGGCATCGTGGCGACCAGTGCGTCACGAATCGACACCCATGCCTCACGGTGCCGATCCTTGAGGACGTGCGTTACCTCGTGTCCCATGACCTGCAACGGATTGATCTGCGCGGCCGTATTGATGTGAATCACATTCTCGCCACGAACCGGAACCGCACCTTCCGAGTCTTCCGGTGCGAACTCGAAAACTACCTTCGTTCCGGTCAGCTTTCCGATCTGCGTCAGGAACCGGCGCATGTTGTGCGTGACCTTCTCGCCCTTGATGTCGGGCGCATCCGCATCTCGCAATTGACTGTTGCGGAAGATTGACCTGCGCGGCAGGCTGGAACGCTCTGCATCGGCCGCCATGCGGTTAAGCTCGACCTGTGCAGCGGTAAGTGGTTTGGCGGGCACCACGGGGCGCGTAGCAGGCGCGGCAGGCACTTCCTGCTCTGCCAGTTGCTGCTGAGTCGGAGATATAGGCAGCGTCGGCGGCATTGCCCGTGCATCGATCGCCTGCTGGCCCTGCTGCATCTTCGGCACAACCTCGAAGCGATTGGGTACGTCGCGATGCGGACGCATCTCCTGCGACGGGTCTTTGCTGACGATCTCCTGTGCAGCCCGTTGCGTATAGGCTGGCACGTTCGTAGCCGATGCATCGCCAACAGGCTGCACACTGCTCGCAGCGGTCGTTGCTTCATTGGTCAGGATACCGGCCTGCCCCTGCCCTGCGTCAAGCGCAGCAGGTACGACGATACCGGACGGCTGCATGGCCCGCACGACGGCCTGTCGGGTGGGTCGATCCAATGCCAGCAGTTCTTGCGTTTGTGCACCGATAGGCATGTCAGCCAGCCGGTCTGCCGTGGCGATGATCTGCTCACCTGTCAGCGACAGCGGTACGTCGGCGATAGGCCCGGTTGCCGGTGCCGTGTCTGTCGGTAGCGCGAGAGTCGGCGCAGGCGCAGGCGGGCCTTGCATATCAACACCTATCGGAGCAACTGCACTGTCTGCCGGCACACGATTCGCGTCGAAGCTCGACTGCCAGTCGGTTATCGCAGGTGCGAGCGCATCGACCGGCGCGGCCAGTGCAGCTTCGGCGGCGGCGACTGCTTCCGCGCCAGTCTTTGCGGCAGACAGCCTATATTGCAGATAGAACTGATCGTCGTCTTTAATTTCGATCGGAGCTTTTGCTTCGATCTGATCCGATGCGTACTTGGCGAACGCACGCGAGATGTCTTCGTTGCCGTCGGCCATCGCAGCGGCAGCACCGACTGCAATGCGCGCCCGCACGTCGGGATCAGTCTCAGGCGAGGACAGCGCATTGAGTGCGACCGTGCGCTTGTAGTGATGCGCGCCAGCGCCGGCACCGCCCGGTACGACAGACATCAGTGCGGTCGGCATGATAACCTTGGCAGTCTCATCCCATGTCGCACCTTCGCCGGTATCGCCGATTGCCTTGCGCGCCCAATCCTCGCCGGCCTGTTGCGCCATCTCGGTCGCGACTTCACCACCAACAACCTGACCGACAGTCTTGGCCGCGCCGGTCAGCGTCGGCTTGAGCACACCGGAAACGACGGCTTTCGCTACGGGCTTGCCGAACGTCTTGAACAGCTTGGCGAACGGGATAGTATCTTGTACGAGTTCGCCACCCGCTTCGATCGAGCCTTCGGCATGGGCCGTGCTGCGGGCAATACGTTGCGCCTCATCCTCGGGCGTACCGATATCGCGCTGGTGTTTCAGTACAGCTTCGTAGGATTCCTGCGCCTGCGACCCGTAAAAGATCGGCAGGGACGCAATGCTGCCGATGCCGTAGCCGGCAAGCGCACCGAGAGCCGCACCACCGGGACCGGCAAACATACCGATTCCTGCACCAATTGCAGCGCCTGCCGCGCCGGGTGCCATCGACAGCACTGCGTTGTCGCCGGCTTCATAAACGTTGCCGCGAGGACTGTACCATTTGTCATGAGCGCGACCGACAGCAGACTCTTGCAGGTCTGGCGTATCGTTGCTCTTGGCATAATCAATCAACCCCTGCCCGGTGTCTTCAGCACCGAAGAACTTGAGCGCCTTGCCTGTCGATTCAGGTAGCGTTACCTCGACACCGTGTTTAAGACCGCGCCATGTGTCGCCAAGGTAGCCGGGGTCGGGCTCTGTGGGTTTGAACTGGGGAAAGGTTTCAAGCAGAGCAGATTGGATCTGATCTGGTGTTGCCTCATCGGGAAATGAAGCAGTCCTGCCGTCAGGCAGGCGTACAGTCTGAGCCATTATTGGCCTCCGCGTTGCGGGTTAAGGGGTGTTACTTGGACCGAAGGCTCTGCAATTGCTGTTCAATTATGCTACGTTTCTTTGCCAATGCAACAAGCTCGTTCTGGATAGGTAATCTTGCACCGGGTGCTGCCGCTTGCGGTGAGTTCATGCGATCCGTAAGTCTGGCGATTTGCTCATCAAGATTGGCGGCATCCCGTTGTAGAAGGTAGAAATCTTTCGTAGGTGTTCCGATGATGCCGGTCGATGCCGTCGTCGGCACGGTGCTGCCGGTTGCCGCAGGCGCAGGTTGGTTATTACTGGTTGCCGTAGCCACAGCAGGCTTGCTGCCACCACCGACCGGAACCAGCTTGCCGCCCTGCATTTCAAATTTCACAGTGTCCGTTGCCGGCGCAGCACTTCCTTTAACTCCGACACCAGCAAGTGCTTGACGATAACGCAGAGCTTCATCTCTTGCGGCAGTTAACTGTCGTTCAACAACCTGTTTCTTTTCAGGAGAAGCAGTAATGTCAGCCGCATCTTTTTCCAACATCTTGATGTCGGCATTGACCCCATCCAACGCTTTTGCTGTGGCTGCTCGAATTTCCTTCATATCGTTGACGGTTTGCCGACCTTCTTCATATGCGCGTTTTGCATCGGCAAGCGCATCAAGACGCTCGTTACGTTGCTGCTCATATTCAAAACGCATATCGCCTTTCTTCTCGGAAATACGATTCTTTTCTGCATCCCGATGGATGTTTGATGCGTCCTTCGGTGAAATGTAGCCCTGTTCGATAGCAGCCTGTTCCCGATCTGCTGCCGTGACATTGGTGTCTGGTGTAGCGTTTGCCTTCGTGTAATCGCCTAGCGCACTGAATCCCTGCTGCCTGACATCCTCAGATATGAGGCCCTTGTCTGCCGCGTCGTTAATGACTTTGGCTGATGTGTCGGCTTGCACACTTACATTGTCAGGCACGATCATTCGCTTACCGGCAATTGTCGACGCACCTTCATTTATTGCTTTAGCTATTGCCGCCCGTTTATCTTCTTCGATCTTTGATTTCAACGCTTCCAGATCAGCAGCCCATTGCAAATTGCGATCACGCTTTATCTGGTCGTCTTGCAAGTCACGTTCCCGCTTGATCGAGTCGGCTATCAATCCCGCGCCAGCACCTGCGGCAGCGGCGACACCTGCTCCAAAATCCCAAGGCATGTTATGCTCCTTGCATGTGTTGTTGCATTGTGGCCGAAATGTTCGGGTCTTGCATAGCTTCCTGCGTCTTGCCGAGAATCTGGTCAAACGCTTCGGGAGTTACACCTGAACCCTTCATCATCGTTTCGGACAGCGCACGTGCTGCCGTCTCCAGATCGGCAGCATCCCCTTTGATGCGGCCGGTCTGCTTCAGGTAGTCAAGAATTTCAGTCATCAGGATGATGGCGGACGGACCGACCAGCTTCGGCGGCAGCGTGCCGCGACTTTCGTGCGCCAATATGCCGAGCAGTTCCAGCGCACCACCACCAGCCGCTTCGGCAGGTGTCTTCGACTCCTGTATGCGCTTCTCGACTTCCGTGTTGGTCTGCTTGTCGTACAGGATTCGCTGACCGGCAAGCAGGATTCGTTGCAGCGCGTCCTGCTGTTCGGCAGGCACCTTTTGTTCAACAGCAGCACGAGTCTGCGCGATCGGGTCGCTGCTGTCGTCAATGATTCCCATGTTATGCACTCCTCGGCTGTTGGATAAGTCCACCTTGGTATTGGCCTGCCGGACGAACACCGGCAGCAATAACTTTCGGTTTCGGATTGTAAATCTGCGCATTCGGATTAACCTGCATACCAGTGACATTGGCGACAGCACTACCGTTTGCAGCAGTCTGTTGTTCGATACCAGACAACACATTAGAACGGTTGGCGGATGCAGTATATGCAGTTGCCTGCGCTTCCTTCAGGGCTCTGTCCTGTGGCGACATGTACATGCCCTGTACGCCCTTTAGTGTCATCTCAGTGATCGCTTTGTTGTCGTTGGCAAACTTGGAGATGCGATCGAACAGGCTGGTACCTGTATCGATGCCGGTGCCGGCAGCCTTTGCAACAGCATCAACATTCCCGCCCTGCTGTGCTGTCGCCTGCATTGCATTGATGGGCTCACCGATCTTGGAGATATCGAGCGGGGTCGCAGGAGTGCCCGTAATTGCCGGCGCACCGGGTGCAACAGTATCGACTATCGCATCGACACCGGCAGGCAGCGGTTTAACATCTGCCGCCGCCTGCGACACCTGCGTATCGAGCGACGGGGCGGCCGGTGTATCAACAATGCCGGTGCCTTTCGACAGATTCAATTCGGTCGGTGTATCGACGACAGATGTAGGCGGGCTGGTGTTTGTCACTGTCGACATCTCAACCGGCGCGGCAGTCGGGCTGATATTGCTGGCGATACTGGTAAATCCTTTGTCCATCGACTTTGACCACTCCTGCAAATCTGGACCAAACGTACCGGCAGACGACAGGCTCATAAACCCGCTACCAAGACCGGCAAGCATGCCGATCGAGGAGAACACTTTGTTACCTGTTATCGAACCGACAACACTGCTTACGAGACTGACGGTGGCAAGAGTCGATGCCAGTGTGGTAAAACCGAGCGACGCGCCGCCAGTAAAAATTGCTGCCCCGATACCCAGTGCCGTACCGATGAAACCACCACCGCTGCCGTTACGTTCGCCCCAAGCAGGACCACCGTAACCGTAGAACTTGAGCGGATCGCCAAAGTAGAGAGGGTGCGACTCACGGAGTGCTGCATACATCCGGGTGCGCTGCAATGCAATTCGCTTATCCATGTCGTAGTCTTTCTATCCGATAGAAGTAATCAAAAGAATCCTCACCAACCTTGACGAAACCCACTCGTTCTGCAAGCCGGCGACCGGCGTGTTCCCGCTTCGAGATGCGTGCCGTCGCGTATCCATACCGAGCGATGATGCCGCCAAGATGCTTGCGAATGGCACCCCTTGTCAGCCAACCACGTCGTGTGCCGGCGCAATGAATCTCCGGTCCTTTAATCAGCGCCGCACCATCGCTACCGACAGCATGTACCTCGCAGTCAGCCAGCACCTTGTCGAACTCCTCACGGGTACAGAAGATGGTCAATTTGGCATCATCCCAAAGGATGTCGGCAGGTGTCATGCGGCAGCCTTCGGTGCGGCGCTGAAGTTGAGCAGGTCGCCAAGATTCATGTTTCCGATCGCACCGGCAATCTGGAAACCTTGCTTCAACAGGTAATACTGGTTGTCGATCGCTGCCTGCTTTGCCGCCAATGACATTGTACTGCTGGAATTGATGTCGCTGATATTCTTGACGGTCTGCTTGTACATTTCACTGGCGGTAGCCGAGTTCTGCATGGTCGTCTTGTAGTCAGCTTCGATCGAAGCAAGCTGCGTCTTGGTCGCCGCGTCCATGTTCGACTTGAGCGCATCGACGGTTGCCGACATATTCTTGCCGGTCATGTCGTTGATGCTGGCCGCATTAGTCTTGGTCGCTTCATTCTGGTACGCAAGGTTCTGCTTGGCATTCGTGTCATAGACCGACGCATCGGCCTGCGCGATTGGTAGTGCGGCGTTGTACGCTGCGGTATCGGCTGCCGAGACGGCCAGACTCGAATTGAGCAGGCCGCGCTCATTCATCTGCTGCTTCGCTCCAGTGCGGGCAATCTGTATGAGCGGAGAGTTGTTTTGGATCAGACCCTGCATCTGGCCGGCAACCGTCTCCTGCGCCGGATCGACAGTACGCTGGCCGGCAGTGAAGGTTGCCGCCTGACCAGCAGGTGGCGTGACAGCAGGAAAGGTCGTACCGTCTGTATTGGAAACGGTACCGGGAATGACGTTTGGGTTTTTAGGTTGCGGGGTATCGATGATGCCGTTGGTAATTGCCATTGCAGTCTCCAATAATCAGTGAGTACCGTACTCGAATCCGGTCGCCTGTCCGTAATTTGGACCAGACTCACCGGCTGCTGCCGACTCATCGGACTGAACTCGAAACGTCAAACCAAAACGGCCGTTGAGCTTCCAGCCAAGGCCGCACTGGAACAATGCCTTCGTAGCGGTAGCCGTGCTCCAGCGGAACGACGCGAAAATCCCGAACGGAAGACTCAGGCGCAGGAACAGAACCGCATTGTAGAACTGGCTTCTGTTGCCAGTAACCCTCGGGAGAAAGCACCATTTTCCGTCCTCCTTGAAGAACCACGCGATGCCGATGGACTTGATGCTGTCTGTATCCAGCAGGAACGGCCAACGGTTCAGCAGCGCACCGGGATTACCTTCAACGATTCGCATCAAAGTCTCCGTCCAAGTACACCGATGGCCTGTACGATCGTCGCGAGATCGCGCTGTTCCGGCAGGGTGAGCGTGGGGAAGCTGTTCTGCACCCAGTTCTTGACCTGTTGCGGTGTCTTGGCGATCAGAGCCTGAAACTTCGCATCTTCTCGCACATCCTTTGCGTCTACGGCTGTTTTATCAGCCGCAAGTTGTTCTGGAGAGGGTGCAAGAAGCGGCTTGATGTTTGCTTCCACAAGGGCGATCAGGTCCTCGTGTTCCGCAGCATCTTTGCCTAGGTCCGCACGCAAATCCGACATCTGTCTGTCCGAGTAGATGTGGCAGCGGATGCGCTTACCATTATCGTCGGTCCATGTCGCCTCGACAGTGTTGGTTTTTTCATCACAGAAAATACTCAACAAGTTCATGATGTCGCTCCCTTGATCACGGCAAAGTTAAACACCGGAGTATCACTGGCAGTCCCCGCGATGGCTTGAAAGTATATGGTGAATGACCCCGCCTGAACGTTTGCCACAGTTGTTTGATAGACGTTCGTCGCACCAGAATTTTGCACGGAGACTAGAACCGTGTCTTTTAATCCAACAGTTGAGTTGGTCACAACGAAGCTATTCCATGCTGCTACCCCTGCCGCTGTGAATAGCGTTATCGCCCCAGTAGGTTTGTTGATTGTTACGCCAGTATTTCGGCTGGTCGCTTGCGTTACTGTTCCTCCGGCTCCGGTCCCGTATCCAAACAATCCAGTCGCTGTATTCTTGGTGACGTTGCCAGTTGAGTCGATAACGAGGTGGTTTGCGTTTGAATTCGTGCCTAAATAAAGACCTGTAGCGCCTGTTGTATAAAACGCCATGCCCGCTGTTGTAGATGTGTAGAGACTAGTAAGTCCACCATTTGCAGTCGATCCCACCTGCGATACAAAACTGCCATTGTTAGACGTAACCGCTATAAATGTATACGCTCCAGCCCCGGCATTCTGATTTGATACAGAAAACGACCTTGCTCCCGCTGACGGGCTTACTATCGCCACATCGCCAGTGAAGGTCGCGCCAGTCAGTGCTGCATACAGCGTGTCGAAGTAAGTCTTCAGTGTGGCCTTAACGTTTGCCCAAGTGATCTTTTTCAGAGCACCGGCAACTGACGTTTGTACGAACGGCACGTTGTCTGTATCGGCAACCGCTGCCGCAGATGCAGCAGTAACAGATGCCTCTACCGATACCACATAATCCGTGCCCGCAGACGCAATGGTAGGTGTTCCGGTCGTGCTGAGCTTGAGCAACCCGCTACCACCTACGGCATCTAGCGCAGTACCTGACGCATTGACGTAAATGATCTTGTAGGCGTTGCCGGTAAGCGTCGGTAGCTTGTCGAAACCAGCAGCAATTGCCGAAAACTCAGATCGAATCGGAGGCGACGTTAGATTGGATGCTTGCGTCGGCGCGCCGGTGACGTTATAGAAATTGTTTGGCATTATCGCAACCCTCGCCTCGGTGTGTAGTGAATAATCAGACTGTTGATTGTGAACGGTGCGGTGTAGTCGTTATTGCTGGAAAATGTCACGGCAATATTCTCTGCGGTGCCTGTAAGTTCGACTTCTTTTGGAAGCAACGAGCTACCATCCCATACAAACCCGCTATCCCATGTCAGGCCGCTATCCCATTGCCCGACCGAAAACTCAGATGCATACGTGGCAGTAACCTGCGGAGCAATCTCCGTCGAACCGTAGCCAAGTGAATAGCCGACCGCGATCGGCGCGTATCCCGAGCCTGTTATCTCAGCCGACGCTTTCCTGAACCGCTTCAGGATGCGCGGTCCGCGAATGGCATCATAATTCAACGTGACATACGAATTGATCGCCGCTCCGTCAAAACTCGTACCAACGTCAAGCTGATGCACGTACCCGTCATTCGAGCCGAAGTACGTGACCTCATTGCCATTGTCATCCTCTCCTTCCCATGCGCAAAACACAGGGTCGGGAAAATAGACAGGCATGGTGCCTAGGTATTTGTCATTGGCGATGGTGTTGTAGAGCGCGTATCCGTTCGAGAAGAAAATGCGATATTGACTGCGCTCACGATTGACACAGCATGCTTGGCCGAACTGCCGGTTGGTGACGATGAACGGACGGATATTGAAAGACAATGAGGCTTGGTCGAAATTGCCGTAGGAAAGTGTGGCGTTAAGCCCCATGACGCCACGATCATCCAGCGAATAGATACCAGCCATGTTACAAGCCGTGTAGTCCAGTGCTCCAACCCCGTTGTTGTATGTCACAAGGCTGAAATTGGCTGCCGATGATCCGTACAGAATCAGAGTGTTGTTGCGTGTCTGCACCAGCAACGCCCCGCCGCTCTGTGATCCGGGCAACAGGGCGAGATTCGTGATTGTCTCGCCAGCCGATATTTCGGCAGCGCCAAGCACTGCGGTCCATCCGAAGGGATCGCCGATACCGGAGAGTTGCAGGCTGGCCGTAAATGAAAGGACCAGATAATTCTTGAACACCGCGATATGCTTCGGCGCGTCGGTCGGCATGCCTGTGGTGATAGGTGCAAGAACGTCACCATCAAACTCAAACGCCTTGTTGACTCCATCGCAGCCGTAGATGCGGGTCGAGGCTGCCGTTCCGCCGAAGTTGCCAGAAACAAATTCAAAATGTCCGTTTGGTGCAAGAGCAATTGAGGTTTGCACGCCCGATAGTGTAACCGTGGCACCACCAGAAAGCGTTGCAGCACCTGCTGCAAAGTTCCCACTACCGCCAGATGGTGTCGTGATAACAAACGCCCCTGCGGCCGAGCCTGACCATGCGCCGGACTGTTTGCACACACGTTTTACCGTAGCTGTTACTGCGCCTTGAGTTAGCGTCGCGCCGTCCGCAGGTGTGGCCGTACCGCCAGCCGTAAAACTTACGGTCTTGTAGAGCGGGACGTTGACCCATCCGGCTGCGCTTGACTTCCATACATCGACCGCCGTACTGCCCGCATTGTTACGAAACGCATAGACATTGCTGCCGTACTGCACGACACCGCGCACCGGACCGGAACCTGTCGGTCGTGAGATGGCTGCTCGATAACTATTGGCAGCAAGCGCACTATATGCAGCAATCAATGCAGGTGTTCCGCTCTGTCCAAGTGTTGCAGTCAGCGTTGCCACAACTGACATGCCAACCCGTAAATTTTCACCGTCAGTGAACGCACCAGACACAGCAGTCAGCACAAGCTGCCCGGTGGATGTGGCAATAATCACACCAGTTTTGCCCGATGTCACTCCGGTAACGGTTGCACCAAGGGACACGCTGGCAGACATGACGACCGACAGAATGACATAGACAGCAGTCGATGGCGATGCGTGACCGTCGAATCGCTCATACCCTGCAATGCGGGTGTAACCACCTGTGACGTTACACTCGTAGTTGAGCGCGTCACGAGCGACACCGGGCTTCAAGGACAGCGTTGGTGTTATCAGATCGAGCCCGCCTTTGAGCGCGATCATCTCGTACATCACACGCGGCATGTCCATCGGCTTCATGCCAACGGCCCGCCCATCTGAATCATCGGCAACTGGTTGACTTCCATCTTGTCAAGCTGGATGCCGTATTCATTCATGCCACGATTGTAGGCTTCACCTGCCGCCTCATAGCCGCCATAGAACATGAGCGCACGCCATACAGCCGCGATATGATATGCGGCAGGCCAGCCCGGTTCGGCGGTGTCACTGGCAAGATCGGACGGCTTGCGGTAATAATCAATCGTCACAGTATGGTCGCCGTTCGGCACGGGACCGAACGACAGGGTATTGTCCGGCGCTATCGAAAAGACCAACGGGCGGGACTGTGCGTATCGAAGCGCACCGTAGAGGTACGAATTGCGGTAATAGTCCCACTCTACGAAGTTCATGAAAATCTCGGTAAACTGCCCGCTTGCCGTGACGTAGTTGCGCGCCGTATCGAGAGTCCATGTTGCCACGTCATCCGCCGCCGCGTCGTAGGTGCCAGACTGACCGGCGACCGTGACGATACTGGCCGACTTGCGCATCCAGCGCCATGTCGTTTGTGCCGACTCGATGTCCATCACCGCCTGCTGAATCCAATTGACCACCCGCCCCAACTCGCCAGTCTGATTGACGGTTGTTGTCATCGGCTGCGCAGAGATGCCAGCCTCGGCAATCAACCTGTTGCAGAGTTGAAGCAATGTACTCACGGTCTTAACCCTCGGCCAGAATCTTGTTCAACCACTCGATGCCGCGAGGCGTGTCTTGCAGCACGGAGAATGGGAACTGCGAGGACAGGCTGCGAATCACTTCGTTGCGCGGATCGAGCGATTCCTCGGGCTGCTCGTGTTTGGTCTGGATGCTCATTGGCTTCGAGCGGGCCAGAACCTCGACGTACTTGCGACGCATGATCCACGGACGGCCGACTGGCACCCACTCGGCCTTGCCATTGACATATAGGTCGACAATCTTGCGGGGGTTCTTCTCGGTCAGCGGCTCGATCCGAATCTTGACCAGTTCTTCCATGAACATCAGTTCGTCAAAGTCGTTCTTGGTGAGCGACGCGGCGATTGGCTCGATTTCGATCGGCTCGCGGGTAAGCTCCTCGGTAAGCGGCGGCATGACAAACTTGCCAGCGCCTTGCTGACCGACAGACATGTCGGCGGTATGTGCGAGTTCTTGCATGGGATACTCCTCTGTGGTGGGTACAGGACACGCCTGCGTTAACAGGCGTGTGGTTTAACCATCGCAGGTATTACGCGACTTGCGGACGGTCAGGCAGGGTCATAACGTCGACAAGTACCTTGGTAATGCCGGTCTGCGATGCTTGGTTGGAGCTACCAAACGTCCATGTCGAGCCAGTCGAAATGACCTTGACAAGCTCATAACCGATGGGGCACAACGTATCGGGAACGACCGGAAACTGCGGAGCACCTTTGTAGAACTCGCCGGCATCGTTGTAATCCACAATCTGGCCCTGTACGACCTTGAGAGCACCAGCAGTGTCCAAACAGATCACGAAGACACCAGCCTTGTTGACAGCGATCGGCAAGAACGCAACGCCGGTAACAGCATCCGTCGTCGGCGTTGCGGCGTTTGACGCACCGGCTGCCGAATACGCCTTGCCCTTGATGGAGAACAGCGACGTATTTGCTGTAGTCATGGTCGTTGTGGTTCCGACCGCAAGCCCTGCTTTGGTAGTGCAGAAATTAGCCGGGATGTTTTGCAGATAATCAGACATGGTTTGTTTCCTTTCTTAAGAGAGTGCAATACTCGGATCGACAGCGCCGATGACATCGGTGTAAGTCACCGTCACCGTGCCGCCAGTCAGTGCTGTGGTGCCGCCAGTAAAGACGTTCGCGCCGGCAGAGATCGTGACGATACCGAACAACGCCTTTCCGACATCGGGCGTTGGATATACGACAGCGGCAAGCGAACCTGCTTCAGCGCCCATCTTCGCGCTCACCGTACCGGCCGAATCGACATACAGGCACAGGACGTTGAATTTGTTGATGGCGACGCTGTTGGCAGCGACGAGAGAGTAGATCGGATCGGCCGCACTGAGCGCAACATGGCGACCACCAGCAACCGCTTTCACGGTGCCGGTAGTCTTGACATGCTGCGTTGTTGTAGCGATCGCCAGCGTACCAGCATTGAATGCCTGACTCGCCAGCCGATCCGCAATGGCGTTGAGGATCGGACGAAGGGCATTCTTGTCACTGACCGACGCCATTGCGTTAAGCTGTTGAGCTACGGTAGAAAGCATGACACCCTCCCTATTAGATGTTGGTCACGCCGACGTTGGCAATAGCCAGCCAGCCAGCATTTTCCACCAGTGCAGCCTTCCACCAGATCGTGCCGGCATAACCACGCTGACCGAACGGATCACTCTTGGTCTTCTGGCCGGGAGGCAAGAAGGTCGGATCAAGCGATTCCTTGCCGCGCACCGCGACTTGCGACCATGCATCTTCGGCCGCGATGACCAGCGGATACACGTCGAGGCTGGTGCCGGTCGTGGAATACAGCCCGGTCGTGCCGATGGCAGCACCCGCATCCTGATAAGACGGCAGGTCGGGCGACGTGACGAAACGGAAGCGTTCACACTTGCCGACCTCGTTTGCCATCGGCGTGCCGCTGGCATACTTCTCGACAGGGGTGAAGCCGGGCAGGTCGCGAATGTCCGGTTCCAGATCAGTATGGCAATACACGATGAAGCCGGATGACACAGCATCGGTGCCGTAGTTGTTGGACGCCGACAGGACGCGAGTAACGCTCGCACCGTGGTTCGCTTGTAGCGCCTTGACGATCTTGCGGATCAGCGGCAGCGTGAGCTTGCCATTGACGGTGCTACGACTGGTGCCGGTGCCGCCGTAATACTGGTTGGTGCTGGCCTTGACGACGCCATAGACGATCATCTCGTTCACCAGCGCAACGCGCTCGCCGATCTGTTCCTGCATAGCCTGCGGGATGTCATCTTCATACAGGTCATAGGTCTTGTCGCTGAAGCCATACAGGCAAGAGTATTGCTGCATGACAACCGACACGTCCATCGGAGTGATGGACTCGGGCAGGACGGTCACACCTTCTTGCGTCAGATGCGCATTGACCATCGTTACCGCACGGTCGCCGGTCGCATTGGCGAAGAACTGGTTGGGGTTGGTTGTGGTCGCGCCATACGGCACCCAACGGCGGGCGACATAGGTGTCCGAATTGTTCTTCGGAAACTTGACCTGACGGCCGCCTTTGGCGAGAACTTCCACCGGCACGGCGTGCTTGAGAATCTGACCCTTGAACTTGTTGATTCGCCCCGGAGTTAAGGCGAAGGTTTGCATTTGGCCCATGATAATTGGTTCCTTGAAAGATGATGGTTATGACGATTTGAATCCTGCATCGAACTCATCGTCGTCCGACTTTCCGGCATTGGGGGCTTGCCCGCCACTGCCGGTTACTTCCACTGCGGCGTTGAGAACTTCCCGTCGCCCTTGCGCCTTCTGTTGCGTCGCCTTGAACTTGGCGAGCGCGTCCGTAAGGACTGAGGCGCTGTACGTTGAACTGACTCGTGTCTGGTATTCGGTCGGCTGCTTCTTCAACCACTGCCGGAACTGTGTATCAGGAATTACCCCTTTGTCATCCGGCAGTCCGATCGTTTCCTTCCACTTCTCGTCGAACTCGTTCAAAGTCTCCTCGGCGATTGCACGACGGACGCGCCGCTCAATGGCGGCTTCATCGACAGGCGGCGAGGGTTGGCTGGCACTTGTTTGTGCCGGACTGGTGGCATTGATCTTATCGACCAGTTTTTGCAAGGTCTTGAACTGCAATTGCGCCATCTCGGGGAACTCTGCCGCCAGATCGGCGACGACATCCTCGGACAACTCGATCTTGCCACCAGCAGGAGCAGACTGTTTCAACTGATCGAGCACGCGCTCGATGCCACCGATCTTGCCGAAGGCTGTGCCGAAGCGTTGTTCAAGTGCGGTTTCGATTCCTTCGATCTTCGCCACACCGTCAAGCAGCTTGCGGTATTCATCCTCGGAAACCTGCGTCATCTTCGGTTCGTCGGCAGGCGCAGCAGGTGCCGCGTCAAAGCCGCCATTGAACTCGGCAAATTCTTCCTCTGCCGTCGGTGCTGCTACATCCTCAGTCTCAATACTCATCGTACATACTCCCGGTTATCAACGACCGGCGTTTCCGTGGGTCGTCATCTTTGCTGTGGGCCTTTTAGCCGGCAGCACCTACATTCCCCCAACCCGTATTTCTTCGGGCTCGGGTGAATCCATTTCCAACAACGCCTTGCACTCAGCGATCCGACCGCGCAGTACAGCGGTATCCTTCTCACTCAATGCGACGTTGTTGTTATCCGCTTGAAGCTGCACGAGTCGGTCGGTGTAATGCCGGCGCAACTGCTGCCACAGCGGGTTTGTTTGTTGGGCGTCAGTCAGTCTCATGACAGCCTCTTGAGCTTGAACAGCGTCCGCTGGTAGAGCGCCACGATATCATCCAGCAGCGCGAGCAGCGACTGGTCTTCCCGGCATGTGTCGTCACGGGTGGCCTGTAACCAATCGATGTCGTCCTGCATCGCAACCTCAATGTCATGCTTGCCGGTGGGCAACATCACGTCAAAGTCGCCGACCAGATCGAACATGCCTTGATATGATTCAACCAGCGCATCGACCGCATCGGGCAGCGCGGCATAGAACTCGCCGAACGCAACGTGCCGAGCGTAACTGTCCGTGCGGAAGTGCTCGCGGTGAGCAGCGTCGCGCATGGCAAACGTGCGGGAAACCAGTTCATCGATCATGCTTGAAACGCCTCCCCAACAGGTGCCCGACCGGGCGGCTCGGTTGCGGGTGTCGCGACCTGCGGTGTCGGATTTTTGTGCTTGTGCAGATCGATCGTGGCAGCGCCAAGCGCAAGCTCTTTCTGAGTCCTCAAACGCATGACCGTATCAGCCAGTTTCGCTTTGATCTGCTCAAGGGTCTGCTGATGCTTGTTTGCGTAGTCGAGCAACGCAAGCTCGCGACG